ACTGATGTTGTGTGAATATTAGTAAGCATTAAACCAATGATAACTGTAGTTGTTGATGAAGCTGTCGTATAGACAACATAAGGTGTTCCAGCACTAGCTGGTTCTGCCGCAAAATTTATCTGTTTGAATGTGTTTGCCATTTGAACTCCTAACCTAAAGCTAAAGCAAGTGGCAGAGCATTTGGATCAGTTTCTGAAATAGTCCCTGTAACTGACATTGTACTCGTCACTGCATTTGTTGATGTGTTTATTTGAAATAACTCTACATTATCAGAGCCATCATGAATTTTTACTTTAAGAACATTCGTAGTTGCATTATCAATCCAAATAGTCCCTGTTGCTACAGAGCCTGGAGCTGAAGATCCAACATGCATGGTATTTAATGCACCTAATATATTATTAAGTTCTGTTCTAAAACTTGCAAAGCCTTGATTGGCTAAAACTACATCTGATACTTGACTCATAAATTCCTTTTATTTTATTTCTATGCTGATTTCAAGCCGAAACCAACAACTTGATAATCAAAAGTTCTGCTTATTCCTGTATTACTACTATTATAAAACCTGATTGTAAAGGCAGTTTTGGACTTACTTGTGATTTGATAATAATCTCCTGTTTGTAATCCTTGAGCTGAAATACCTATTGATGGAGTTGCATAAAAAGAATTGACAAAAGTTATCGTTGTTCCTGAAGCATCTGAAACAACGTCTTGACCAGCTTCTGTTCTTTTTTCCATATTTACTTTAGCTTGTAGAGTGTGGACTTTAGCTCTTACCTTATTGTCATCACTTGTTATTTTACATCTAAACTTAAAAAACTTACCTTTTATAGTGCTTTGTTGTGCAATCTTTTGAAAACTTGTAATATTGCCAAGACTAGTATTATCTGCACCCACTAAAACCTCTGCACCACATTGTATTTCAGGTGATCCGTCATATGGCCCTTTTGCATCGTCATGCAAAGTTGCTCCTCTTCCTGAATCGTGCAAGTCATATTCATCCTCTGATGACATACCTATTACTGCACCTAAATTTGTATCATAAACTGCATCAAGCGATAAAGTATTACTAAAATCGTAAAAACCTGAAGATTGAACATTTGCACTAAAGTTTGTTGGATTAGATGTAGAGTCAGTTCCTCCTAAATCAAATACTCCTTCAGCTGAATCTACATTACCTACAAGACTGTCAACTTGAGTTATAGTATCTAATATTAATACTTTTCTTCCAGCATTGTCCTCTGAAATTGCTACATTACTGTCTCTTGTTCCATTAAAATCTGCCATTATTCACTCAAGGTTAATATGTTTGTAAAGTTTTGCAATCCTGAAATATTAGTTGATACAATAGACGCATTTGCAGAGCTATTACCTAATTTATCAACTGCCTTAATACAAAAAGACCCAATCTGAGCATTCACAACTAAAGAGTTTGATTTTCTTCTAACTACTTTTGCTATTGGAGTGCTTTCGTTCCAGGTAGCTCCACTTGTTACATCTTGAAATCTTATCTCGTACCAAGATATATCTAGATCGGTGACTGGAGTCCAGGAAAGCTCCATTTGATTAGATCCTACCATAGATACTGACAAATCTGTTATATCTGATGGAGTTTCAGTAGCTCCTATAATTTTTCTGTTTTCTGTAATATAACTGCTTGATACTCCAAAAGAGTTAATAGCTTTTACTCTTACGTTGTACGTTGCATCATCAACTACGTTTATGAGTTCATGATTTAGCTGAGTTCCACTTGATATAATTTTAAAATCTGACTCTGTGCTTTTTTTAGCTTCAACTTGATAGTATTGAACAAACTGATCTGTACTAGCTCCAACTAATATATTTAATCTAGTAAGTACAACACCATCTGCATATTCAATAAGCTCATCTGATAAAGTTAAAGATGCTGGAGGTTGAATACTAAAAGGATTAGGTAAGTTAGTCGATGGAGTACTAGAGACCTGGCCTTTTGTAGCAAATGTATAAAAACTATCTTGATGTTCTACTAAATTTAAACTGATCGTATAGTCCTCATTAAAGATCATAGATAAAACTCTAAATGCTTTATTAGAAAAACCAAGACTAGACAAAGTTATATTTACTATATCACCAATATGAAGTTCGTATGCTTTGAAACCGCAAGTTATATTAAGGCCTAAAGATTCTCTGCTACGTCGTAAAATAATCTCTGCCATCTCTTCCGCCTGATAGGGACTTGTGATCGTCTTGAAGTCAAATTTTCCTTCGAGCAAGAAACCTCCATCAGCAGTTTTCATAGTTGCGTGTTGATCTGCACTTGGCAAACTAGAGTCATCTGTTGGAGGAAACGTTATCTGATCTGCTTGGAAGTTTCGATCAGGATTAATAAACGTTGCTATTATTCTGTTATATTTAGAATTTTTAGTTGGCGATGCTAAAGAGTATCCACCTATTATATCATCCTCACCAAGCGATACAGATGCAGATCCTGTTGTTTCTATAACTAATCTATATTTGCCTTGCACATAAGGAAGATAGCCTCTGCACCCACGTAATATATCTCTTACGTTATCTATTACTTTTCTTGAGGTATCAATAACTGCATTTGTATCAAATATGTTTATATTACTACCTCCTGAAAAAGGAGTGACTTGAGTGACACAAACTTGAGAGGCATCATAAAAACTTTGCAGATCTATATTTGCGGTTGCGATCCCTTTTCCATATCTTTCGTTTCTTAAATAATCTAACAAACAAAAAGCTGGATTTGTTGAAAAAGATGCAGTTTGCTCAGATAAATTAGATGCAAGAGTAATTACTTTTTTACCTTTTATTTTTGCTTGAACTATTGGAACTCCGCCAAATACATCTGCGTTCCATTTAAATTTTAATGCTAGATAACAAATACCTGAAAGTTTATGATTAGATCCCCAGCTTGATAATGTAGATAATAAACTAGATGCAGATTGGCCATCAGTTCCAAAGTGAGGTTCTATTGTAATATAGGATTGACCATCTTTATAAAAATTAGAATCTGAACTTGCGACTGTCCTTTGTGTATTATCTGTTAAAGCTCCACTAAAAGTCACCACCTTTTCATCAACTCTAATTTCCTCTATTGAGTTGATCTCACCTTCACTTAAAACTAAAGCTATATATAAAAACTCATTATCTGTTCCTGAAGTTTCTATAAAAACTCTTGTGCCTCCAACTAATCGTTCACCATAAACCACTGGCAGACTAGCATTGTTTGATTGTTTGTTTACTAATATTCCTTTTTCTGTTTCCTCAAAATCATTAGTACCATAATCAGGTATGTCAGGTTTCGATGATCTCATAAATAACCATCCAACTGCAAAAATACCAAGAGCAACAAAAGGATTCATATTTGATATAAAATTAAAAATCCTTACTTTTTTAAATACTTTACTTACTCTTTTAACTGCACCACCCATTAGTTATGAAACTCCCTTTTAAATTTTTTTGCTACTCTATATACCTTGTCGTTTTCATCTAATCTTAACCAGGATATAGACTCGTTTATTTTTAATAATTTTTTAAAATAATTATAAACCCATGACATAACCTCTTTGCTCTTTCTAATAATAACAATATCATATAACCAAATATTAACACCACTTTTCCATTCATTTTTATATATTTTTGAGTTGCGAATATAAGAGTCTTGTGTTTCTTCACTTAGATAGGCCCAATTTACAAAACCAAAAACACCATCTTTATCTTTAAATATTTTATATTGATTGTGATTTATAGAGGGTAATATGTGATAATATAGTTCAGGATAAGTAAACTTTTTATATTTATCATGTTTATAATAAAGGTTTATAACTTCATCAAAGGTTGTCATTTTCGACCCCACTTAATATCTAAAACTGTTTGAGAGCTAAAATCCATACCAACATCTGTGCTAAAAAATCTTTGTTGAGAATTGTTGTTAGTTTGCCTTCCTGATTTTTTATCAAAGTCGGCCCAATGTGAAACAACAGTTAAAGTGACAGAAGATT